GCCGAGGCCGGCGCGATCGGAGAGGCCGACCCGACGTTCGGGCAGGGCACCCTCGGAGCGTACAAGTACGCCAACATCATCCTCGTCAGCTCGGAGCTCGAGACCGATACGCAGGTTGATCTTCTCGGGTATCTGGCGAAGATGATGGGTGCGAGGCTCGGTGACGGTATGGGTGCCCATTTCGTGACGGGCACCGGGTCGTCGCAGCCGCAGGGAGTCATCACTGGGGCCGGGACGATCGCTCAGGTCGTCGGCGGAACCCCCGCCTCGTCGGGGGCGACGTTCAGCGAGTTGACGCAGGTGTTCGACAAGATCATCCCGCCGTACCAGGTGAACGGCGAATGGTTCCTCGGACAGTCAGCGATGCAGAAGATCCGTGCTCTCACGAACTCGCAGAGCACTCCGATCTTCCTGCCGTCGTTGCAGGCGAACAGCCCGGACATGCTGTTCGGGAAGCCGATCACGCTCGACCCGAACATGCCGACCCCGGCATCGAACGCCACGTCGATTGCGTTCGGTGACTTCTCGACGTACTTCATCCGGGACGTGCAAGGGCTCAGGTTCGAACGGTCGGTCGACTACGCGTTCAACACCGACCAGGTCGCGTACCGGGCGATCTGGCGGACAGACGGACGCCTCCTCGACCTGACCGGGGCCATCGGCGTCTACAAAGGCGGAACTGCCTGAGATCCGGGCTTATAGACCGGGGGTTTCGGCCCCCGGTCGGCCCGCCTCAGCAGTTCCCCGAAAGGGGGCTGAGCTAGATGGCTAAGTTCGGTCCTTTCACCAACGCAGGACTCAGCATCAACGGCACGAACCTATCGGCTCGCGTCGAATCGGTTTCGCTCACGTTGGCGAAAGACGACATCGACGTGACAGCGATGGGCGACGGAGGCCACACTCATGTCGGTGGCCTCGAGAACGACAAGCTGTCAGTGAACTTCTGGCAGGACATGGGCGCGTCGTCGGTTGACGCGATCCTGTACCCGGTTCTCACGGGCGGGACGGCTGTCACGTTCAAGCTGGTCGCGTCGGGGTCGGTGGCTTCTGCGACGAACCCGATGTATTCCGGGTCGGTGGTGTTGACGGATTACGCCCCGATCGCCGGCAAGGTCGGGGACGGGTTGCAAGCCCCCGTCAACTTCGTTGTGTCGGGGACGGTGACTTCCGCTACGAGCGGGACCGTCTAGGAAACGGTTGGGGGCTGCCCATCGCCTTGGGCGGCCCCCAGCACTTCCGTCCGGGTCACGTTATACGGTTACGTCACCCGATACGTGACTTGGAGGCGAACAGGTTGGCGAAGATCCTTTACGAGACAGTCCCGGCAGGCGGACAGCGCGACCCGAACAACGCTGCCATCGTCGCGCAGGTCATCGCGGACGGCGGGTTGAAGGGCTGGAAGTTCGTCACGATCGTGGCCGACTTCGAACAGAACTACGTGGTGTTCGAAAAGCCCACCGCCGAACGTCGCGGATGACTCGCGTTCGCGTCGCCGTCCCGAGACTACCGGGATACGAAATAGAGTTCGGCTTGAGCGGCCCGGTGATCTTGGTCGGTGGCGGCCTTGAGTACCGCATCGACGATTGTGGCGACAAGAAACCTAGTGTCGTCGCCGGCGAGTTGGTCGCGGAGGTAGCGGATGTTCTTCGCCATTACTCCACCGAGGCCGCGGTGAGCGCGTGAAGATTTGCATCCATTCGAATGCTCCGTGGGCGAACACCGGCTACGGGCAGCAGTGTTCCATGCTGTCGCTGCTCCTGAAGGACGCAGGCCACGATGTCGCGATCAGCGCGTTTTGGGGTTTGGGCGGCACGAAGATGGAATGGAACGACATGCCGGTCTACCCGGCAGGACCCGACTACGGCGACACATGGATCGCCCCGTACGCGGCGCACTTCGGAGAAGGCGATCCGCTGTCGGTTCAGGTCATCACGTTGATGGACGTGTGGACGCTCAAGAATCCGGTGCTGGCGCAGTTGAATCTTGCGGCGTGGTGTCCCGTCGACCACGACCCGTTGAGCCCGATCGTTCACGAGTTCTTCCGCCGGTCGCATGGAACCCCGATCGCTATGTCGCGGTTTGGGGAGCAGGCGTTCCGGGACGCGGGACTTGATCCGTTGTATGCGCCGCACGCTGTTGACACGGAAGTGTTCGGCCCGTTCCCGCAAGCAGAGATCCGAGAAGCGAACGGGCTACCCGCGGACGCGTTCATTGTCGGGATGGTCGCGAACAACAAAGGCAACGCCCCGCCACGTAAAGCGTTCCCGCAGGTGTTCGAGGCGTTCGCGGAGTTCCACAAACGCCACGACGACGCGTTCCTGTACGTCCATTCCGACCCGGAAAACATCCGCGACGGACTCAACCTCCTCGCGTTGGCGGAAAAGACAGGAGTGCCGCCGAAACGGTTGTCATTTACGCCGCCGATCGCGATGCAACTCGGCATGAACCAATCCCTCATGGCCGGCCTCTACTCAAGCCTGGACGTTCTTGCGTGCCCATCGTACGGGGAAGGGTTCGGTATTCCGATCGTGGAGGCCCAGTCGTGCGGGGTGCCGGTGATCGTGAATGATTGGACGGCGATGCCTGAGCTCGTCGGCCACGGCTGGATCACTGAGGGTGAGCGGTGGTGGGACATGTCGCAGGGGTCATGGTTCAAGCACGCCACCACATCGTCGATCCTTGACTGTTTGGAGCAGGCATACCTCGAGCGTGGCGGCGGGTCGGAGAAGGCCAGAGAGTTCGCGCTCGGCTACGACGTCCGCACGGTGTTTGAGGAGCATTGGAAGCCGATCCTCGCAACGCTCGAGGAGCGGATGGGCGAACGTGGCCAGATGCCTGCGGTGACATTGAACCGGGCGAACCGGAGGCGCAAAACCCGCGGGAAGAAGGCCGCGTGAGTTGGGGCGACGTTCTCCACTCCGAACGGCACAAAGACGTTCGCATCGCGGCGGTGCGTGGACTGTCCCCGAAGGAACTGCGCGCGCTCGCGGATCTCGTCATGGCGTCCGACCCCGAACTGAAAGGCACGATCCTGTTCTCGGTCGCGCCTAAGCGTTCGTCTAAACAGACCGCGGACGGGACTCTCGCGTGAACCGGGCGCTCGTCACGTTCGCGAACGGAACCCACCAGGAGCTTCTTGAGATCGCGATGCCATCCTTCCAGGCGTTCGCGGACAGGCATGGGTACGAGATCGTCCAGCCAAACATGCAATGCTCGAGGCCGACGTCGTGGTGGAAAGTCCCGGCGCTACAGGCATGTCTCGACGAGGGCTACGAGGAGGCGTTATGGGTTGACGCCGACATGGTCATCGTCGACCCCACCGACGATCTAGATGTGCCAGCGGACTCGTGGCAGGCGCTTGTCAGGCATCACACAGGGGATGGTGAAGTTCCGAACTGCGGCTTGTGGTTCGTGCGGAAACCGATGCGGGACTGGTTGGAGAAGGTGTGGGCGTTTCCGGCGGATTTGCCGTGGTGGGAGCAGACGGCGTTGATGCGGCTGCTCGGCTACCAGCCCGACCCGCGCCCCGCGTTTCTCGTCGAGCCGACCGTGCTGTACCACCACACGCATTGGCTCGACAACGGGTGGAACTGCCACACATGGGATACCCCGGCGGCGGGACATCCGCGTGTTCAGCATGCGACGATGTGGCCCGACAGGGCCGCCGTTATGCGCGAATGGGCGGAGGCGGCGTGATTCCCGCTCCCATTGTTTGGCCGCCGATGGATCTCATAAACAAGGTTTTCATGGATCTCCTAGAGCAGATTCTCGAATGGAGCGACACGCTCATAGAGGACATGGAGTGAAGATCGTGGTAGCCAATGGCCCTGGCAGGTTGGATAACAGGAAGGAACTGATCCTCTATCCATCGCGCTGGGATAGCGCCGTCGCGGGCGAGGCTCCGTTTGCGTACTACCCGTACGAGCTCGCCTACCTCTCCACGCTCCTCAAAAGGGAGACGGAGCATGACGTGGTGATGATCGACGGCAACTGGGAGCTTCTGGACGCGGATGAGTATGCGGAGCAGATCAGCGCGGAGGAGCCGGATCTGCTGATTACGGAGTGTTCGGCGTTGACGTACCCGTCGATGACCAGGTGCGCGAATCTTGTCCGGTTGAACACGGGCGCGGAGATGTGGCTGACGGGACCGCTCGGCACATACGACCGCCCGAGGGCTGTGAGTGACGGGTGGGATGCGGTGTTCGCCGGCGAATACGAAGCCCAAGTCCTCGCGTACCTGCAAGGCACCGACCCGGCTCCGGGGTACATCGACTTGGATTGGTTGCCGTTCCCTGAGGACGACGACATCTGCCGCCTCGACTACACCGAAGCGTCGAACCCGGTGCTGCCGGGGCTGGTGCAGATGTACCCCACTCGCGGCTGCCCGTTGGCTTGCACGTTTTGTGTGGTGCCGTTGTATTACGGCGGCCACGGCAACAGCCACAAGTCCCATAGGCGTCGTGATCCGCACAGGGTGTGTGACGAGATCGAAGCGATGAGCGCCAAGTACGGGGCCGATTTTCGCGGGTGTTTCTTCAACGAGGAAACCCACAACGCCAGTCCGGAATGGTTCCTCCAGTTCACCCAGACCATCGTCGATCGCGGCTTGGACGGGTTTACGTATGACGCGATGTGCGGGTATTGGAACTACACCGAGGAGATGGTGCAGGCCGCGTCACGGGCCGGGTACAAACAGATCCGGTTCGGCGTCGAGTCGACAGCGGAACAGGTCGGCAGGGCGATCCACAAGACGATGCATCTGGATCGGCTCGAACGGTTCATGGGCTGGTGCCGCGAACATGGCGTCGGATGCTACGGGACGTTCCAGATCGGCGCTCCCGGCTCCTCAGAAGCCACCGACCGCGCCACCCTCGGAGACCTCCGCGGCTGGGCTGAGTCAGGGTTGATGCAGAAGTGGCAGGTGTCCACGTCTACGCCACAACCAGGGACACCGTTTTTCAAGCAGGCGCAGGAGAACGGCTGGCTACTCACAGATGACCTCAGCGAGTACGACGGTATGCGCGCCGTCGTGTCCTATCCGGACTATCCCGCAGACCGCATCGAAGCAGTAAGGGAGCTCGCGTGAAATGCGCCCGCAAGGATTGCCACAGGGATGCTGTGGTTGGAGATCCATTCTGTTCGCGGCGCTGCCTTGAGATAGATGGGATGTCGGATGAGGAAAACGCGGAGCGTATTCGTTATGCCAAGAGAGTGCGAGCAAGCATCCGCAGGAAGAAGTCTGACATCGAGTTCGAAAATCCATATATCAACCGGGATCGTCATGTTGGAGTATCCCGCAAGCAGAGGATTAGGCGCGTGGGATGACGTTCCTTTCGATCTACACGCCGACGTATAAGCGGCCGTTCCTGCTCGCCCTCTGCAAAGCCAGCGTCCAGGCGCAATCGGTCCCGGTGGAGCACGTCATCGTCTCGGACGAGGTCGGGTTAGGCGTCGACGGCATGTATGCCGACCTACCAAACCACGCCCACAAGCCCACTGGCGATTACGTGATGGTGCTGTCCGACGACAACATCCTGAACGACGGCCAGTTCGCCTGCGACCTCGAGCGCATGGTTTACGAATTGGACGAGAAGCCTGACGTGGTGGTGTGGAAGGGCGTCACGGGTTCGACGGTGCAGCCCGCCAGTTGGGGCGGTGAGCCTGTGGAGACGATGATCGATCTGTCGTGTTTCGCCGTCCGCAGAGAACTCTGGCAGGAGTACGCGGACAGGTGGGGGCACCGCTATGAGGGCGACTTCGACTTCATCCACGCCCTCTACACGGACGGGCACCTGTTTGCGTGGTGGGACCGGATGGGGTTCCGGGCGTTACAGATCAGCCAAGGACGGCCCGAGTGAAAGCGATTGACCCAGCCGGGAAGTTGCTTGCCAACCTCGATCGCGTTGCCGCGCTTCGAGGGGGTGATCCTGTGGCACCAGTGAACGTCGAGATCGACCTTTCCAACAGGTGTAGTCTCGGTTGCAGCTGGTGTCACTGAATAAGCTTCGCTTATACCCACACGCGCGGCCCGTTATCGATCATCGGCCAGTCGCAGAAGCCGAAGGACGCGATCCCTGGCGGCGACCTCATGGACACCGACCTCGCGTTACGCATCATCGATCAGCTTGCCGATGCGGGTGTGCGGAGTGTCACCTGGACAGGCGGGGGAGAACCCACGCTACACCCGGACTTCAACCGAATCGTCGAGTACGGCGCTGACAGACTCGCGAGTGGGATTTACACGCACGGAGGACATTTAGACCCGGAACGGGCTGCGTTGTTGAAGGCAAAGTTCTCTTGGGTGTACGTGTCGTTGGACGCGGCGAACGCGAACGACTACGCAAGAGATAAGGGTGTCCAGGTGGGACGGTTCCAGAAGGCGAAGGACGGCATCGAACGGCTAGCTCAGGCTGAGGGGCCGGCGACGGTCGGGGTCGGGTTCCTTGTCACGGAGACGAACTGGCAGAACGCGCGGAAAGCCGCCGAACTCGTCAAAGGGTTGGGGGCGGATTACATCCAGTTCCGCCCGACGGTCCATTACAAGCCCAACAGTCCCGGAGAGGTTGCGGAAGATACATCATGGTTGGACGAAGCGATGCCGTTCCTGGTGCAGATCAAGGCGGCGTTCCCGGAGTTTGTCGAGGTCGACATGGACCGCTTCCACGCTTACCGCAACTGGGATGGACATCCATATCCGCAGTGTTTCTGGGCGGGGATTCAGACGGTTATCACCCCGAACGGGAAGGTGTGGGTGTGCGCGAACAAACGCGAACACCAGGGCGCGGAGCTCGGGGATCTGAGCGTGGAGTCGTTCGCGGCTGTTTGGGGGCGCAGGAAGATCCCTGCGGTCGACCACGACTGCCGCGTGATGTGCCGCGGCCACGTCCCGAATGTTGCGTTGAAGGAAATGCTCGCGCCGCGAGTCCATCCGGAGTTCGTCTAGCGTCGTCCTAGCCTGGACGTAACGTTTACGTGACGTAACGCCAGGAAGGACACAGCATTAGCGATTACATCACTACCGCCCAGTTGCTTGCCACGCTCGGCGTAACCAACCCCGATTCGCAACGAAGCCTTGACGCATCGGCGGCATGTACCGCCGCGTCACGGGCGATCGACAATCTGTGTCAACGCCGCTTCTACGCCGACTCCGACACGGCGCAGGTGCGCTATTACGGGCCGGCGGACACGCCGGTCCGGTTGCAGATCGACGACCTCATCACCCTCACCAGCTTGAAAACACGGGATGACGGCGGGAACGTCGACACGGCCGACAGCGGCTTGCAGACATGGACGGTCAACACGGATTTCGTTACGGGGCCATTGAACGCGGCGCAGAACTCGGCGGATGTGTGGCCGTGGACTCGGCTCGAAGTCATCCCGACAGGCTCGTACACGTTTAACAGGCTGTATCCGCGGTCGGTGAAGGTGACGGGGAAGTTTGGGTGGCCGTCGGTGCCGGGGCCGATCGCGGACGCGACGACGTTGTTGGCGGAGCGGATCTACAAGATGAAACGCGAAGCCCCGCTGGGAACGATCGCGATCGCGGACATGGCTGTACACATCGCTCGCGCCGACTCGAACATCATGATTCTTGTCGCGCCGTACATGAGGTATCCATCCGTTGTCGCGTGATGACGGCCTCACTGATACGGAGGGCGAAGTGATGGACGCTCTCTGCGAAGCGTACAACGCTTACCTGGAGTTGGACGAGCAGCACCCCGCCGACCATCATGAGTTCGAGGCGGCCATTCATAGGTTGCAGGACTTGCTTGCGGTCAGAATCGCGCGCCGCTCATATCCCGAAGGTTGGGCGGTTTTCAAGGACGGAGTTGTCGTCTAATGCCATGCCGCGCAAAGCATAAAACGCGTCCGTCTGCGGGGCATCACCACCATCACCAAGTCAGCCGCCGCCGGCACAGCCACACGGTTGCTACTCGCGTTCACCATCACCCTAAGTCTGCGGCAGCCAAGAAGCCGGCCAAGCAGAAAAAGGTTGGGTGCAGCGGGTGAGCGTTCCCGGAGACATCCGTACCGCGCTCGCGTTCGCGCTGTCCTCGAACCTTTCCGGCTGGTCGGTGTCCGCAACGTGGAGGGCTAAACCCGAACCGCCACAGATCGACATGATGCTCGGCCCCGTCACCTACGACCGTGCGATGCACGCAGGGAACGAGGATGTGTCGTTCATTGTTCGGGCCGTCGTCCAGGCAGGAGAAGATTCCGCGTTTCAGGAAGCTCTCGACCCGCTGATCGACTGGGCGGGTGACAGATCGACATCGTTGAAGGCGGCGCTCGAGAACGACAAAACGCTCGGAGGGGTTGTGTCGTCGCTCAGGGTTTCCGACGTGACGGAGCTCAAGGCGTTCCCGTTTGATGGCGGGGGACTGCCGGGAGTGGAGTTCACCGTGCTTGTAACGCCGAACGGTTAAGGAGGAGACAGGAATGGGTGAGGCAGGGTTCAGGGTCGGAGACAAGTTTTTTCCGTTCGCGTCGGCACCGAAAATCGGTGACGCCCCACTAGTCGAAGCAGTGACAGGTGTCCGGTTTGAGGCGTGGGCCGACAGGCTCGAACATCTCGACCAGGATCATCCCGACACGACAGCGATGCTGGGGTTGATGGCGATCGCGGTACGGACGGCGGAGCCGTCATGGTCACGCGCGAAGGTCGTGCAGTTCCTTGAAGATGTCGAGTTCGACGGCCTCGATTTCGACGCGGCGAAAGAGGAGGCAACTACCGGCCCCCCGGCGCTAGCCCCCGAGGAGGATTCGGGGGCCACGGAGGAACCGTCTACCGCTTCCATCACTTCTCCGGAGGACATACCGGCGGTCCCCGTCTAGGCGATGACCCGCGCCTGTTCCATCAGTGGTGGATGGCCGAACTGTTCGGCCTTTTCCCGTGGCACATGGCCGACCTTGGCCTGCACGAATACATCGGCCTGCACTACTACCGGCGCGCAAGAGACGAAGAAAGCGGCTAACTGATGGCTCACGCGATGCCGGAAATCGTGTTCCGCGGACAGAAAGAGCTTGCGGCGGCGTTGATGGAGTTGCGACGCGAAGTGCTGCGCGAACTGAAGCCTGCGCTTGTGGAGGCCGCGAAGCCTGTCGCTGATGACGCTCACGGCAAGACGTTGACGGACATTCCGTCGATCACGGACCGCTGGTCGCAGTACCGGATCGGGGCCACAGTTCGCGGTGTGTATGTGGCGCCGAAAGCGCGCAGGCGGGATGGGTCGCCACGGAAAAATCTCGCGCCAATGCTTGCCAGCGTAATGGAAGCAGCGTTGG